CTGAGAAGGTGGCGCTAGTGGAAGTCTTTACCCCCAAAGCCTCGGAAGTGTCCGAGATTGTCAGAGAGTTGGTTTCGTTCCGCGAGGAGCTTACTCGACTCAAAGAGGGGGTCCGGGAGAGTTACCACCCTTCCCTGCCCGCGCCGTCGATCCAGACGGTGTCCGCCCAGGCGGGGCCCGCGAAAGCGGCCCCAGCCATTCAGGCGGGGCCTGCGCAAGCAGCCCCCGCTCAGGCGGATTTTCGGGCGGGGGGGTCGGAGGCTCCCCTGGCACTCACCAAACCCTCCATGCCCTCGGCCAGCTCAGCGTTGACCGCGAGCGCCAAGAGGCGCGCCAAGAAGGTGGCCAAAGCGCTTTCCGAGAAATCGGGACCGCCGCCGCCCTCCGGCAGCAATCCCCCCCAGTAACGCGGGCGGGAGCTGCGGTGAGAAAAGTGTCCATGTTGCGCCCGAATATTTTCCAGGGACTCGCCTGGCCGCCCAGATCAGGCAAGGACGAACGCGCAAGCCTTCTAATCCATGCCGGTCTGCACGTCCGGGCACCCCCACCCTCCCCCGAGCGGATGAAATCTGCCTCAGATCGGATCCTACAAACCTACCCCAAGTCGAAGTGCCCTCAGGCCTTTGTCGGGGCCAGGCACACGGTGACGGACGAGCAGATTCTCAACGCCGCGGCGCAGACGAAACAGGCGAGCAGCCCGGGTTTTCCACTCGGGTTTCTCTCTGCGTCTAAGGGCAAGCTTTTGGAAGACCATGATGAGTTTCTCATCGAGGTTGTCCGAGAGCGGCTCGATGCGCTGCAGGCGATTGACCTCACGGCCATGGACCTCAAGCCAATGGAGCTCTACGAGCGCGGACTCACGGATCCCATCCGGATGTTCGTGAAGAACGAGCCCCATTCGGAAGAGAAGATCAAGGCCGGACGGCTCAGGCTCATCGCTTCGGTGAGCATGGCCGACGAGATCATCGAGCGCCTGCTTTGTGGAGCCCAGAACGAGGCGGAGATCTCCCAGTGGGAGACTTGCCCCTCCAAGCCAGGGATTGGCTTCTCCGACGCCCAGACTGAAAAGTTTGTGAAGTCGGTCAAGGGGAAGTTCAAGGCGGACATGGCCGAGGCCGATGTCAGCGCCTGGGACTGGTCGGTCCAGGAGTGGATGCTAGCCGAGGAGGCGGAGTTGCGCATTAAGTTGTGCGACGCGCCTAAAGGCTCCGCGTTCGCGAGGATCCTGCGGAATCGCATTTACTGCCTTTCCCGGAGCGTGCTTGTCACGTCCGACGGCGTCGTCTTCGAGCAGACCGAGTACGGGTACGGGATCATGAAGTCAGGTTCATACCTGACCTCGTCTTCCAACTCCCGCATGCGGAACTTCTGCGCCCACCTTGTGGGTGCGGACGATTCGGACGCCATGGGGGACGACTCGCTCGAGACGTGGGTGGCGGAGGCCATCGCCAGGTATAAAGCCCTGGGCATCAAGGTGAAGTTCTACAAGATTGTGAACGGAAAGTTCGAGTTCTGCTCGAATGAGTACGATCTCTCGCGGGACCCCCCGGTAGCAGTTCCGAAGAACTGGCACAAGGGCCTCTTCAGGCTACTGTCAGCCAGTGCGACGTACGAGCTGCTCGTGCAGTTCCTGCACGAATACCGCCACCTGCCCAGCCTGGCGGAGGTAAAGACCCTCATTTTGGAGAGCGGCTGGATCTCCAAAGCAAACAAAACCGATGACTTCCAAGAGCAAGAAGAAGTCGCGCGCGTCGAAGCCCCCAGCCAAGGGGGGCGGTCGGCGCACGGCCCCCCCCTCTAAGGGGGGGCCAGGGGCTGGAAACCCCACAAGCAACCGGACTCGGTCCGTCACGATCCCCCCACGCTTAATTGCGTCGGTTTGCGGTCTGACGGATCCGTTCTGCAGCCAGGCAGTCGGGGTTAAATACCCTGACTCCTCGTCCTTGCGCTCACTGCCCTGGACCCTGCACTCGCGCGTCAGCCTTAACTCCACCGCCGCTGGCGTTGGAGCGATGCTGGTGCTCCCCAATTACATCAACTCCCCCCTCGTGATGGCGGCGGCCATTGCTGTGCCGCCTACGGCGACTTTCGGCGATATGACCACTGCTGCCGCGTCGAGGGTGCAAGGTGTGAATGCTTACCGTTTGGTGAGCTGGGGAATGCGGCTGAAGAACGTCGTGGCACCCCTCAATGCCAGTGGCATGGTGCACGTGCGAGCCCTCTCCAACCGGGAGGGTTTTGCGTTGGACATTTTGAACATGTCCTCCTACTCACGGTCGGAAGCCCTTGACATTCCTCTCCAGGACTGCAAGGACGTCCACATCGTGGGAGCGCGCACCGACCAGCGACCCGCTGATTGGTACCCCGCCGCTTACAACCCTCCCTCGATCGCCGTGCCCGCGTGGCTCGCTTCCGGGTTTGCGCCCGTTAGCGTCTACGTTTCCGGCGTGCCCAACTCCATCTCCATCCTAGACGTAGAGATCCTTTTCCACTTCGAACTTCAGTTCGATGACGGATCGGACCTTGGTCTACTCACGACACCTGCCCCCATTCCGAACCCACTCGTGGTTTCGGCGGTCAGCTCGGTGCAGAGTGCTGCAAAGCACTTCTTCAACCAGGCCGCCCACACTGTGGGGCTCATGTTGGAGCGTCGTGCCGCTCAGGCCCTAGGCTCCCTTATCGGGGGCCCCGTGGGCGCGATCGGCGCGGGGATGTTGGCCCTAACCGTCGATTGATGGTAGGGGGTGCCGCCCGAGCTCAGTGCTTGCAAACAACTTCCAACGTCCGAAGACGTTAAACTAC